CTACAAGTCAGAAGAGTTCATGCGCGCAGCGCCTGACCTCATAACGTTTCGCGAGCTTCCTGTTTACCTTCACGCGGTGGAGGCAGGGCTCATCATCAACGATGAATGGGTCGGTGGCCCTGAGGAGGCTGGTGAATTCAAGGAAGACGTGTCCAAGTCTCTCGGCTTTCTCTTCCGTAAGTACCGCGACTCGCAAGAGCGTGATGAGCGCGGACGGTGGACGAGTGAGGGAGGCGGAGGGGCCGGGGAGAGTGATAGCGGCAGCAGCGGGGGTCTGCGTTCTGGCCCCACCGCGCCTTCACTTCCCGCAACGGAAGATCATTTCACTCGCCTTTTGCCTCGTGCTCAGTACGATGCGCTGAAGAGAACGGCGGCTGCTCAAGAGATGCTTGTGGCAACGTCGCTCATTCGTGAAACCCCAGGCGATAGTAAGGACCTCAAGGCTAAAGTCTGTGAGCAGTTTAGCGCGTCGCTGATGCGGAACAGTAAGGATTGGCGAGCCGTCGTCGCTCATAAAGCAGAACAGGGTTCAGCTACCTCAAAAGCAGCATCGCTGGAACTATCCTCTGACCTTATTCAGACTTGGGCGCACACTTCAAGTGACAGCGATCCGTTGAGTCTGTTCATGCAACAGAGCGTGGAGCAGGAGTTTGATTTGGCGGGGACGGTTCGTCCAGCGCACTTGAACGCTAAGGTTCGCATGATGGCCACAAAAGACCCGTATCTAGGAGCTAGAGCAATGACGCAGTTGGGCCTTCTTGATAAAGGTCCCCCACCAGATTTGAATTTTGGTAAAGCGTTTGAACGTGCGGGTCGAGACTTCGTCCGTGAGATGTATAACAAGACGCAAAAAGATTTGGAACGCCATGGGATCAAGACGCTCACGTTGGCGCGCGGTGTTCGGGTGGGGCTGGCGGAAGGTGCGCAGAATATAGTTTTGCACCCGGCAAGTTCTTTTTCTTCTCATGAGGAAGTGGCGGACTCTTTTCGAGGCAATGTGGGCTCGGTGCTTTTTGCTCGTTTTCCCGCCTCCCGTATTCTCAGCACGCCCAGGACGGGGTTTGGGTGTAGGAACGAGCGCGAGTACGTGGTGTTGGGCGGGAAGACGGAGGTTGTGGCGGTTGACGCGATTTATGGGGACTCGCGCAGTGGTTTGTTACGCGCTTTCCGCACTCAAGCTAACGCCAAGAAACCAAAGTCCCTGAAGGCCTACGCGGACGAAGGGTTTGCTTCTCCTGATGCTGCGCTCGAGGATGCGGACTGGATGAAGACCACGTGGGATCTCCCTCCCTACAAGTCAGAAGAGTTCATGCGCGCAGCGCCTGACCTCATAACGTTTCGCGAGCTTCCTGTTTACCTTCACGCGGTGGAGGCAGGGCTCATCATCAACGATGAATGGGTCGGTGGCCCTGAGGAGCAATGAAAATGGATCGTCTTTACAGCACGTTTGAAATCAAGTCCGCCAACGAGGGAGAGGGCATCATTGAGGGCATTGCCTCCACCCCCACCACTGACAGGCAGGGGGACATTGTGGAGCCTCGGGGTGCGGAGTACAGACTCCCTCTCCCGCTGTGCTGGCAGCATGACTCGCACGCCCCCATCGGGAAGGTGTTGGCCGTGAAGGTGCTCGATACTGGGATCCATATCCGTGCGTTGATTGCCCGTGGTGTGCTCCCCGAGATTGATCGTGCTTGGACGCTGATCAAGTCGGGCTTGGTGCGAGGGCTGAGCATCGGGTTCCAGGGGCTGGAGGTGGTGCCTGTGAAGAATGCGCCCGTAAGTCCCAACCCCTTCGCCTTGGGTGGGCAGCATTACAAACGCTGGAGTTGGCTGGAATTGTCCGTGGTGACGATCCCTGCCAACGCCGAAGCCAACATCAACAACGTGAAGGCGTACTCTTCGGGGCCGCGCTGGTTCTCGGAGGGGGATGTCGCCAAGATCAGAGCAGAAACGATTCTCAATGCGCGCAAAGGTTTGCCTGTCGTGCGCATCAAGTAAATCCAGGCCCGCTGATGACCTTGTCCTGTGCACCGCGTTTGGTGCGTAAGCAGCGCAAGGGCATCAGCAAGCTTGAATCCACCGCCCGGCGTTTCGGGTTGTTCTCGTAGTAAGTCAATTTTCATTCAACCAAAGAGGTTCACATCATGAAACCAATCAAAGAACAGATCGCAGCGTTTGAGGCGAAGCGTGCAGCCAATGCCGCTCGCATGGGCGCCATCATGGACAAGTCGGCGGAAGAGGGCACTACGCTCGATGACGCGCAGCGCGAGGAATACGACACGCTGGAAGCGGAGGTCAAGTCAGTCGATGACCACATCGTTCGCTTGAAGGCCCACGAAGCAACGATGCTGAAGATGGCCTCGCCGGTCAGCGCTGCTGTCGTTGTGGATCCGGCAACGGGTGCTGCGGTGCGTCAGGGTGCTGTCATCAGCGTCCATTCCAACCTGGCCAAGGGCACGGCGTTCACGCGTTATGCCATCGCGCTGGCGCGGTCGAAGGGCAACCTGCCCCAGGCCGTCGAGATTGCCAAGCAGTGGCACGAAACGTCGCCGGAAGTCGAAACGGTGCTCAAGGCCGCAGTGGCAGCTGGTGATACCACGACGGCGAACTGGGCGGTGGAGCTCGCGGACTACACCTATATGTCCAGCGAGTTCATCGACTTGCTCCGTCCGGCCACCATCGCTGGGCGCATCCCCAACCTGCGCCGTGTGCCGTTCATGATCCGTATGCCTGCAACGGCTGCGGGTACGAGCGCTGGTTGGGTGGGTCAGGGTGCTCCGAAGCCCGTGTCCAAGATGGACTTCGACACTGTGACGCTGGCGCAGAACAAGATCGCCTGCATCGTGGTGCTGACTGAGGAACTGATTCGGTTCTCGAATCCGTCCGCTGAAGCCATCGTGCGTCAGGACATGATCGACGCCATTGCGCAGTTCATGGACAAGCAATTCATCGACCCGACGGTGGCGGTCAGCGGCACGATCTCCCCGGCATCGATCACCAACGGCGCTCCGTCAACGTTGATCAGCGGCACCACTGTCGCTGCGATCATGACCGACGTTCAAACGCTGTTCAACAACTTCATCACCTACAACATCCAGCCCAGCGTTTGGGTCATGCACCCCCGCACCGCGCTCTACCTGAGCATGCTGCGGACGGCGCAAGACGTGTATGCCTTCCCGGGCATCTCGATGGCTGGTGGCACGTTCTGGGGCCTGCCGGTGATCACGTCAGCCAACGTTCCGATCGACACGGGCGCGGATACCTACATCACGCTCATGGCGGCGCCGGAAATCTTCTTGGCTGATGACGGTGGTGTGACGTTGGACGTGTCTCGTGAAGTCTCGATCCAGATGCTGGACAGCGGCCTCGCGTCAGGTGCGGCTTCGTTGGTGAGCTTGTGGCAGAACAACTTGGTGGGTCTGCGTGCTGAGCGCTTCATCACCTACAAGCGTCGCCGCACCGGCGCGGTGGCTGGCCTGAAAGGAGTCAGCTACTGAAGGGTGTATCCTTCAGTTGACTTTCTGCTGCTTTTTTAAGCAGAGCGTCCCGGATACGAAAGAAGGAACTCAAAATGAACACTTCAGGATAACTTGTTTCTCCTGGTGGTTGAGGGCGCAAGCCTTTGACCTCATTCGCTGCGGGGCATTGCATAACTGCTTTGCCCCGCAGTTATTTTCAAACCAAGGAGAACAGACCATGACCCAACCACGTGTGCACTTGCGAGCAGAAGCGATTCAGCAGCGCAATGGCAAGACCGTCTTTCGAGGTGACCCGTTCACTGCCCCCGCAGAGGAGGCGGCTGATTTGGTTGCCCTTCGCTTTGCCTCTGTCGTTGACCACAGCGTTGACGAGGAGGAGACCAAAGCCCCAGTTCCCATTCAAACGTCTCCGCGCCCTACCAAGCCCACCATTGCCAAGAAGGTCATGGTTGCGAAGAAGGTCGAAAAGCCCAAGTCCGGCCGATACGCTCGGCGTGACTTGCGCTCTGACGACTAAGGGGCATGGCTGTGAAGATCCTCGGCTTCAACTTCGGACGCCGTACTAAGGCAGCAGTCTCTGCCATGAGTCCCTCAGGTAGTGGCGGAGCGCTGGTCCCCGCTTCTTCAAGTCAGGGGTTCCTTGGTTTCATCAACGAGTCCTTTGCAGGAGCATGGCAGCGAAACATCAAAGTTGACACCGAGCGGAACATCCTTGCCTTCAGCGCCGTCTTCGCGTGCGTGACGCTGATCGCCTCTGACATTGGGAAGCTTCGGGTGCGTCTGATTCAGCGGACTGAGGATTTGGTGTGGGAGGAGGTTGAGGGCAATTCGCCGTTCTGGCCTGTGCTCACAAAGCCCAACCACTACCAGAACAGGATTCAGTTCTATACCCAGTGGATGGTGAGCAAGCTGCTGCACGGCAACACTTACGTCCTCAAGCAACGTGATGCACGGGGGGTGGTCACAGCCATGTACATTCTGGACCCGAGGCTGGTGGTTGCTCTGGTCTCCCCCG